ATACGGCGCAGAATCGTCGCACAAGCCTTTGGATATCGCTTCCAGATCTTACAAGAGGCAACAATAAAGTCGGTATCGTCAATTCTCTCGATACCGACTGACTGAAAACTACCGAATGCATCAGTGTCAAATTCGGCAGTCTTGTATTCATTGCCATCGTCGTCTTTTCTGGTGACGACTTTCATATTGTGACCGGAAAAATCCAGTTCACCCTTTGGAGCTACGACCAACTTACCAACAAGCGGGTTGCCAACCAGTGTACTCATCCAACTTTCAATGGTGTCACGGTTCAAAGCAACCTGATTCCCATTTACTGAGAAATCACAGATGACAAACTTGGCAAGATAGTGGTCTGGATGCTCCGTAATCTCAGAGCAACAGATGTTTCTACTATAGAAATACTCCTTACTCATCGTTCATCACCTCACTTACTATCTTCATTTCTCTGCTGGTCATAAATTTGTTTTTCAGTTTCCTCGCCCTTTGGACGACCTGTCTTTTTATCACTGTCACCACCACCGCCGGAATTACCGGTCGATGTATAAGAGGTCTGGCGAGCCACAAACACATCATCATAACCTTCCTCGGTTTCAGCCTGACGCTTGCGTAGTTCGTCCTCAGCATGAAGTCCCATATACTCGTAAGCAGTCTTGTAAGAACAGTTCAAAGTGGTAAACAGGAACTGAGCAATCGCCTTCTTCATCTCCATACCCATCATTTCAGTAGTAGAGACTTTCACATCAGGGCAGTACATCGGGTCTACACCTGCATCTTCAAGGCGAATACGGTACCATCGCTTTAATACATCTTCAATCTGTTCTGCAATCTTACCGATATTTTTCATCAACTGGTCAAGAGACACTTTTGCAGTTGAAACAGTCTGCTGACCGTCAGTGTTCAAAAAACTAATACCCAAAGCAGCCATTTCTCGGTTGCGATACTGTTTGACAGTCTCGATATTTGTCATCTCAACTTTTGGCTCAACATACTTTATATCCTTTACATAAGGAGCGGTCGTCACAAGCACAGTGTTCTGCTTCCATGCACGCAGTAGGTTATCGTGTGCTGTCACCTGTTCAGCAAAACCCTTCTTGTCGTTGTTTGGACCCATCAATGCAGGGTCAAGCTGTTGCCAGATGATTTTCTTTGCCTTTGCCTTAGCATTTACACGGTCTGAGGTATCAAAAGTCTCAAGCATCAATGCAGGACGCAAGGCGCGGAATAGGGGAGAGACACCATATTTTTGCCCCATATTGCCAATACGAATCACGCCACAATGATCAACATCCAATTTTGCATATGTGTCACCATTTTTAAACGCCTGATACACCTCATCTGGATAGTTGTTTTGAATCTCAATTTCCTGATTTTCAAAGAACAGTGCTTTATTCTTCTTATCCTTCAGCATAGATTTGCTCAAAGCGGATTTCAGCTTAGACATGTTGATAAGCACAACAGGCTGTCCATTTGATAGATAATCACTTATCTCAGCAATACCAAGAGGGTAGTAATCTACAATGTAGTTCTCATCCTTCTGACGTAGATATGTAATGTAAGTTCCCTCTGCGTAAGTCATCGGAATGGCAGCACGCAGCAGACTTCGCACATTGATTTGTGTATTGAAGTCATCAATCACTTCACGGGCGTAATTTACCTGTTTTGTCTTATTACGCTGTTCAGGGAACTGTGCAAAACTGCATTTAAACTCCGTATTAACATTCGCCTCAATCGCATCATAAGTAATGCCAATCAGGTCATCCTTGTTGATGTAATTACGGATGATTCCATTGACCGTCTGCACATTCGTCAGACTCGACTGTAACCCTCGTGCAAGTTCATCAATTCGGTCAACCGTCAGCGTTTCAGAGGAGGCTGAAATTTTCAGGTATGTACTATACTGCTTGTTTTCAGGGTCATAAGATGCAACTGCATTTCGGATGACGTTATTCATTCTCTCTTCTGAAAGCTCATTCAAAGAGGTAATAACAACAGTACCATCATCTGTCTGTGAAGCAGTCACGACATCAAAATCTTCCTTTTTCTTTCTTGCCACATTTTCACCTCCTCTGCTTAGAAGTCAATGTTAGAAATACAAATCGGCGGAGCAGTCATTGTCTCCACCGCAGACTGGCGCACTTTATCCTTACGACGTAATTCGTATAGACGATGAGCAAGTAAAATTGCAACATAGAACCTATCATCGTGAATTTTGTTGGCAACATCGGGTGCCAAAGCATATGTTACGGTCGTATTTTCAGAGTTTGTCGTTTTCTGAATACTTGTGATCTCGTTCTTCATCAAGTCGATGTTAACCCACGCAGTCTGTTCCTCTAAGGAAAGTTCATGCGTCTTCAAAATTTCTTGACCAGTTGATTTATCCACACCGTCTACTACCTGAACATAATCTCCGCCGTTGTATTCAAGAGGAAAATGAATGACACCAAGATTCATCAGCTCAATAAATTCCTCAACCATTGCAGTACGGAATTTACGAGGACTAATTAGACGTAGCTTATCAACAGCATCTGGGTAACGGGTATCATATCCTTCATATAATTCATGATTTGCGTCGATAAAACCACGATGTTCTGCGCCTGTTTTATCAGTCCAATTGTTAAGTAAACCGTCCGCATATGTGGAAGTACCACCGCCGCCAGCGCCTTGGTCAATCATCAATCTATCAATGTACTCGTAATCAGGATTTTGACCATTGTAATGTAGAATCAACTCATGCAACTGCTCAAGCTGACGATTAGAATCGAGCTTGAATTTTTTCTCGTTTGCAAGATCAACCATGTTCACGCAATTTATAATGTCGCCACACATGCCGTTTTCTGGATCGTTATAAATACGCATAACGCCAACAATAGAGTTATCCATTGTGCGGGCAGGATCAAACGCAAGAATATACTGATAGTTCCTATCCCAATAAAGCTGTGGGATATACTTTCGCTCATTGCGACGAACCGTACCCCATTTGATGATCTGGTTTACGCCACCATCACGGCTTGGTCGATTATAATATTCACGCAACGCCTTCATTTTATTTGACTTTAGAGCTGCATCTACCTTGTCTTGTGTCAATAGTGCTTTGTATGGCTTACCCTTCATATAAACTTTGATTGCAACGTCACAAATCATATCACAAACAAAATAATCTCGATCTCCTGCAATCATGCGCTTTGCAAATTGTTTGTAGTATTTATAAAAAAGCTTGTCCATCGTGTCCTGACTTGAAGCATAAACTAGCTGAGTAGGAACCTGACGAGGCTGCATTTCAGGATTATAGTCACTGTCAGTATCAGTGACGAAATCCGTATTCTGTGTTGCAAAAGCTTCACAGACAACAATCAGTTCGTCGGAGCAGAATGCCGCCTCATCAAAGAAAATAAGACTAGCTCGCTTGCCACGCACACCATCTGGGTTGGAGTTCAAAGTGTTAATAGAACTACCGTTATAAAACTCAACAACATACCCGGCGGGATTATGACTAAAACCACTTTTGTTGGTTGCAGACTTTTTCGTTTCTTTCTCTGCAATATCTTGCAGACTACGGATAGACGCAGCCGTCTTACCAACACGAGTAACAATTTCCTCGATCTTATTAAATGTCTCTTTTGCCTGATCACCTACATTACTTACAATGTAAATAGACTGGTTCTCATATAATATTGCCTTTAGGATAATGAAAACAGAACCTACAAAAGACTTGCCAAAGTTTCGACTACACGCCTAAAGAACATGACTTGCATTCCAGCTTTGTTCCAGCATATATGCCTGAGCGTCAAATAGTTGGATGCCCAATAAATCTCTGGCCGCAATAACAGGATTGCGCCGATAGAATGCAATCGTTGCCGCATCACACTCATAAATCTTACGTTTTGCGGCTGTAATAATAGGCGCTCTTTGTTTCAACCTCATACGGCATCACCATCCGTATCTTTTACGCTTGCGTCAACACCGGCATCTTCCAACAGCTCCTTGAGCCGCTGATTCTCAATCAAAGACAGCCTGTATTTTTCCTTCGCATCATCACTTTCTTTCTGAAACTTATCAATCAGTTCTCTTTGTATATCGAAAATTTCCTGCTGGTCATTTTCGTCAAAGAAAGCGTTTTCCTTGATTGCCTTAGAGCTCATATCTGCCGCCCATTGAGTACCAGGAGACCGTAACTGATCGTAGAAGTTTGCTTCTGCGCCAGCAATATCCTTTTCACGCATATCCTTCATTAAGAATGTAAGCGTATTACGTCCTGCATCCTTGTTGGAACGGTTCTTGACAGAAATCTCATTTTCCTTGGCAATCTTGTCGTTATTAGAAACTAGCTTAACCTTAATGTCATTCAGACTTTTGATTGCCTCAGCCGAGTTCATCGGGTTTAAGCGGGCAATCTGCAAGTCGATTTGTCGAATCTGATTATTATTGTTCACGACCTGAACAATCTGGGATAGCTTGAATGGATCGTCCTCAATACCATCCTCAAAATACTTGATGAGTTCACTAAACAAATAGCGACGGTCACCCTCGTTGTAACCATCAAATGGGTCGTATCCAATAACAGAAATACAGTCATCCTTTGCTTGAATCTCTGCTTTCGACCACTTCTGTTCCTTCTCTTCCTGTAAATCGAGAGCGTTTTTATTGAGTTCACCGTTCACAAGAGTGTTAGAGAAAGTTTGAAATTGATAGTTACGAGCGTTTCCGATAATCCGAAGTAGCAAACCCATCGTTACACGGCCATTGTTTTGACTAATTGAATCAAAAAGTGAATTGTAAAATGGTACGTCT